TAATCCGAGTCAATGACCTTCTTGTCCTTCACGCCGTCAAGGGCAATGTCAATGACCAGCCGAAGTTCCTGCGCGAAGTAGAACCGCATTTCTTTCTCAATGATTCCTGCCATGCAATCTCGGCAGGTCTTGGACACTCGAGGCTTCGGATGGTTACAAGGTGTCGCATCTCGATAGCAGTCGAGCAAGATTTCTTTGGTTAGTTTCAAAACTGTTCCTTTCTTGTTATTGCTTGCAAAATCTCTGCCCCTAAATCGTAGGGAATCCTGGAACGGTCTTTGGCATTGCCAAGCCCTTGAGTTCCAGTCTTAGATCCCCGAGGTGCGGATTCGTGGCAGGGTTGCCCATTCTTGCAGGCTGGTCGGGCAGTCCAGCCGACAACTTCTCCCCAAAGGTCAGTTGGCTTCATTCTGGTGTCGCCGTATTGGCAATAAGTAATCGTTCTATGCGCCAACCCTTGAACAACTGGCAACTTGCGCAACATTCCCCTTGGGTTTTCAATCAAGAATCCAAAGGTCGGCTTCAGCTGTTCAAGCAGTTCTCGAGTGTGCGCAACCAAAGTCTGATTGAAAACTGCCGCCTCGGTTTTCGGTATCGGATGTGATCCGCCTTGCGACCAGTGATGACCGATTGAAGCAACACTGAAAGCAGTGCAAGGTGGTGAAGCCCAGATGAAATCTGGCTGGCCGTAAGTTTCCAACAAGTAGTCGGCGGTTAGTTCTAGCACATCCACATTCTCAGTCGCTTGAAAGTAGGTGTCTAGTTCAAATGTGATGACAGTGTGACCGGCATCCTTGAACGCCTGTGTCGCTGATCCTGTGCCTGAAAACAAATCAAACACAATTAGTGGCTTGAATGCCATTGGTTTCCTTTCGTTGAATGTGGTGGGCAGTGACCAGATAGGAAGCCACTGCCCACCGTTGCTCGCCATGCCCCTGCAAACAGGCGAGCAAGTCTGTTATTTCTTGAGTTTGGCCAGTGCCTCGGCAATGGCAGGGTCGCTAACATCGGCAACGGTTGCAAGCGCCGCCAATGCCTCTGGGCTTAGTCCGCCAGCCGTAGGCGCTGGCGCAGCGATTCCGGCAGTTGCCTTTGCCGCTAGATAGGCTGTGGCCTTGCCAACCGCAGTCGCATCGCCTGTGGCATCGTTGAGAATCCAAGGCGCAGATTTTCCTGGCTTGGCAATTCCCTGTCCGACTCGCGCCAGAACCTGAGCGCCGATGTTCGACTTCAGGCTGGTGATGATTGCCTTGTTGAAAAGCAGGACATCGTCATGCTCGGTGTTGGTGTCAAGATCAACAATGTTGGCCTTGACTGCTGATGTTTCGCCCATTGCAGTCGCGATTGACTCGATGAACTCAACTGGTGAAAAGATGCAAAGGTGGCCGTTGAGGTCTGCCATCTTTACATAGTCGCCACTTGAAGTGGCAGGTGGTGTGAAAGTCATGAACTTTCCTTTCCTGTTGTGTTGTGGATGGGTTGTTCTGCCAATGGCTTTGGCAGTGGTCTAGTGGGATTGCTCATCCGAATCGGTGTCTGGCTCATCTGCGGACTTGTATTCCATCCGCGCCATGTGTTCGATGATTCGTTCATCGCGTTCTTTGTCAGCTCGAAATTCGTCAGGTGTCATCACCTTGAATGTCTGTCGCTCGGTGTCATCCTCGCTGTGGTATTCCTGCCAAGGATCGGAGTCGAGGTTCTTGCGGTAATCCCTGAACACCTCGCTCGCCAGAATCAGGCCAGCAGTGCCAAAGACTCCAACTGCCATGCCGATGATGAAATTCAAAAGTTTCATTTGCCTGCGCATCCTTTCGATAAGACCTCACTGTCCGGCGAATACCACGGGCAGTAGTTGCACGAGCGCGAAGGCTCGGCAGGAATGATTGACCAGTTCTCTGGGTTGTCCTCAACATCGGCGGCGGTCAGTAGTGTGATGAGGTCATCCATTCTTGCGAGTGCTTCAAGTGCCAAATTCGAATCGTAGTCGCCGACCCAGACATGAAGTCCGCTGAGCATTCCGCCTAGTGGATAGAACGCCAGCGCCACCTTGTTGACCTTGTGACCTTGTTGTTCAAGTCCGAATGCGTAAATGTGCAACTGGATTAGTTGTTGGCGAGTTGGGCCTTCAAGTTTGCGAGCCTTCATGCTTGAAGCGCCAACACATTTGTGATCAATGACAATGCCGTTGGTGACATCGAACAAGTCCACAGTTCCCGACAGTCCAGGTCGAGCGGTCACTCGATGTTCAACCAGCCAATCGCCTTCATTGGTTTCGCCAAATGCCGTTGCCAGCCACTCATGAATTGCAGTGCCGCTAATGGCAGGCCAAGGGTCGCTGAACTCATTGACCTTGGGAACTTGAATCAACTTGTACGCCAACTTGCGAAGGCAAGGGTCGCCGACCTCGCTTGGGCCGATGCTGACCTGCAAACTGCGAGGCTTATTGGAATCGGCACTGCGGATGATTCGGGCAAGTCGCTGTTCAAGTTGCTTGGCAGGCGTTGCCGGTGCTTTGAAACTCATTGCGATTCCACTTCCAGTTCATCCTCGAACCACTCGTCAGGGTCAACGATGCTTGGCTGGTCAACGGTCAACGGCTCAACTGGCGCAACCGTTGCCTTTGGGATGCCGCCGTTCCAATCGCAAGTTACCATTGTTCGCCACCGTCAAGAAGCTGAAAGCGCCGAGTCTGTGCTTTGGTTTCTAACAACTCAATGACCTGCGCTGGCAGAATCTCTCGAGCCTTCTTGACATCGAAGCGAGTTGATTCGACAACCGACCAGCGAACTGCTGGCGCACCATTGACAGTGCCGGTGACGGCATCGCCCATAGCGGATTTGATTTGCTCGGTGAGAATGTCTGCCTGTTCTTGCAGTTCGCCAATCTCCGCCTTGAGTCGGCGAAGTCGGGCAATCAAACCTGCAATCGCAGGATCGAAGTCCACTTCCTCTTGGTTGATTTGAAGGCTCATGCCGTTTCCTTTGCTTTCTTGATTCCTGCGTTGAATGCACTGCTGGCAATTTTCATCCAGCGTTGCTGTGTTTCGGCAATGGCAGTTTGCGTTCGCACTGCCCCTGCCCTGTCTGCCTGCCACTTGCCCAGGCAATAAGCGACCACAAGTGTTGTGATCCATGTGAGTGTCAGCATTTGGTTTCAGTCCTTTCCTTTTTGCTGATTTCCTTTGGCCAGCCAGCTCGCTCTGCCCACTGATAGCGGACAAAGGTTTCGTAGGCCAACCCTACTTCGGCCAGTGCCACCTCAAGCGAGATGCCACGCGCCAAACTATCTCGAATGTCCGACAGTTTCTGACTGCGGACTTTTGCAGTGCGAATTTCTCGCTTGCGACTTGCTCGTTCCTCGGGCAGGACACCGCCCCAGATGCCGTCAGCAATGTCGTTATCCAAGGCGAATTGCAGACAGTCCAGTTGATGGACACATTTGCCGCAAAAGAACTTGGCGATGTTGACTTGGGATTCCCGAGCCTCGGCATCTCTGATTGACTCAGGAAACCAAGTGTCGGGTTCAAAGACAGAACTCGCACAACCGGCATCGGGGAAGTTAGGCAAGTCGAGGTTGAATTGTGCGAATGGATCATTGCTCACTGTTCCTCAGCAATTCCGCCATCCGCCACAAGGGCAGGATTGCCCACCAGTCGCCGACTCGGCTTGTTCCAACTCCGTTCGGTTTGACCACAAGAAATGCCTTGGTTGCCCCAGCGTTGGTCGCTTCAACTTCCAACTCTCGAAGCCATGCCGGAATGGCATAGGTCTTGTGGTTCTTGATTTCGATGACCACCTTGCGAATGCCAGTGACATCTCCCTTGTCCAGCGTTCCGCGAAGCGGTGCGCGGTCAGCATCTGGAAAGCCGTTGGCCTTCAGATAGTTGACCACCGCAGTTTCCGCCGCAGTTCCCTTGGCTCGTTGCTTGCTCACTTGTTCTGAGCCTTCTTGAGTGCCACTGCCAACTTGTCGTTTTCCTTGACCAAGTTGCTGATGACTTGCTCATGACTGCGAATGATTGACTCGCGATCTGCAATGACTCGGCGCAAGTGGCTTGTCGCCTTGTCCAGGCGAATGTTGTGAAGGATGCTGACGAATACCCACAACACCGCAAAGGCGAGCAGGCTTCGGATTAGCAGGTCGGTGTAGTTGCTCATTACATTCCTGCCAAATCGTTGTCGCTGCCATGAACCTTGAGAAGGTCAATGGCTTCATGAATTGCGTTCACCCAAGTTTCGCGGTTGTCGTGAGTCAAGGTGCTGGTGAATCCTGCTAGGTCGTTCAAGTTGGCACATAATTCAAGAATGGCCTTGTCTGTTTCAGTCAGGTCAAAGTAGCCACTTTCATTCTTGCCAAGTCGCCTGTCGCATTCACGCCGAAAATCTGCGGTGGTGAAAGTTGTTTGCTTCATTACGCACCGCACCTGTCGCAAGTCCAGCGATTCAGCTTCTGTGACCACTTGGCCGGAATCAAGCAATCGCCACAGAGTTCGGTCTGTGCGGTCAGTTGCGGATTGTTGGCAACAACCCAGTCAATCGCCTGCTCGAGTGTGGCGTTGAAACTGGTCTTGTGCATTGCGACCAGTGAGATGAATTGCTCGGTTGGCAATCCCTCGGGGATGTTGTTCTTGCGGATTGCGAGTTCGATTGTTGACATTGCTGACATGGGTTAGTTTCCTTTTCTTAGTGATTCGTAATAGTTGTTAATGACTGACTTCGCGCAGTCCTGATTGCAAGCCCAAACCTTTTCCCAGTCACCATTGGTGAGGAAAGAACGGACATTGTCTTTCTTGCCACAGTTGGCACAGGTCGCACCATCGCCAAAGATTCTCATTAAGCACCAGCCTCGATGTAGTCTGCAATTTGACACAATTCAGGCTGACCAGTGAAAGTGAAGTTGCCTGAAATTTCGTAGACCGTGCTGTTGCGGTAAGTCGCCCACCATGTAATTTCATCAACGATGTGGTCAATTGTTTTTGCATCTGGGTTTTTGAATTTGCTTATTGCAACTACCCATGCGCGCAATGCTTCTTGATTGATTGTCACTGTATTCATTACGCCGCCACCTGCTCAATTCTGTAAGTGTTGCCCATCAAGTAATTGTCAACCTTAACCAATTCAAAACCAATCTCAGACATTGCCTTTGACATTGTTTCAACCATTGCAGTCACATCCTCGGCGTAGTTGTAGAACCTGATTGTGACACTTGCATTGAATGGATTGTGCTTGCGAACTGCAACACCGCAAGCAATTCTTGGATGATTCTCGCGAGTCTTGTCAACAATTCTGATGTTGTTGCGCTTTGCGATTCCTTGAACTTTCTGAATTGAGATCAGGGCCTCAACTGGCTTCATTTTCATTTCGGTTTCCTTTGCTTTATTGCGACCCCGTTCGGTCACAGTTCAAACATAGTGCCTGTCAAATCGAGAACGCAAGCGACACGCCGAAAAAAGTTTGAAAAAAGAATAAATCCCCCAGAAACATAGAGTTTCTAGGGGATTCTTTATTCAGTTATTGACTGGCAAAGGCTGGCAGGAAAGGATAACCACCAGCCTTTGCCAGATTTTGACTTTGCTTGTCACAAGCACTTCCTCATGATTGTGACAGTTCCAATTCTAGTGCCTATGTCAGATTGCTTCATCTGGGGATGCACATTCGCCAGCACCTGCGAAGTAGGCCGCACCGTCAACAAAGTGGTCACGATCCAAACTGGCGACACATCGGGCAAGTTTCACACCTGCCATACACAGTGCCACCTGATGCGGTTGGACTTCGATGCCAAGAATTACTGACCAGATTTTTGCGATGTTGGTGTGATTGGTTACGAAGTCGCCAGCCTTGCGATTGCGGTCACCGGCGGTCAGCTCGATTGCCTCGTTGAGAATGTCGATTCGGTTCATTTCTTGCCCTTGCCTTTACGGTCTTGCCAAATCCAAATGCACAAAGTCAGCACCATGCCAGTCATTGCGATTGCATAGGCAAGAACGCAAACATCGGCGATGAAGTTGTTCATGAGTTGCCCCTCATCACAACAACTGCGCTCGGGAATGGCGCAGGATTCGCACCGCCGAACTTTAACCTACCTCGAACAAATCGCACTTCATGTGGCAGGCAGTAATCCTGAAACCATGCTGTGTCAGTTCTAGCTGGAACTAGGCAAACCACAGTTGCCCCCCCGATTCTGTTCAAAGGCTTTCGCCATGAACTTGCTGATTGCTCTGCCATAAGGCGGATTGAAAAACACCGCCTTGCTCTTATCCCATTCAATCGTCAGGCAATCTCGCCGTTGCGGATCAGGATTGTCTGGGCCGTACCAGTTTGAACACAGGGCAGACTTGGCCAAGGCGGCGGCATCAAGTCCGAAGTCGAACTCGGCGTTCAACTCGGCAAAGAAGTCTGGCGGTGTTGTCCAGGTGTCATCCAAACTGCTGAACGCCTGCGGACTTGCGAAAAATCCTGTCACTGATTCTCAACCTCAAACAGTGTCGGCTCGATGTTGTCGAGTTGGTACTGAATCCGCGCAGTGGCAATGGCCACATAGTCAGGGTCAAGTTCAATGCCGATGAAGTTGAAGCCCTCAATGACCGCGCCCTTGCCGGTACTGCCCGACCCTGTGAACGGATCAAGGACAGTTCCGCCCGGCGGTGTGATTAGTTTGACGAGGTAACGCATCAGGTCGGTGGGCTTGACGGTTGGATGGTGGTTCTGCCTTGTCGGGTTCACAAAAGTTGCATCAGGACAATCGCAACCTTGCATCTGTGGCGTTGAACAGGTCGCACAAATTCGAGCTAGGCCATTACCTTTCGCACCGATTGACTGACCATCAAACCCCTCAAGCCCTTCATTCCTATCACGCTTGCTGGCTTTGGCACAGTAAAAGAATCGGGCGGCACTGCCACTGTCTGGAGTTCCGCTTGAGCCGTTCGGATTTCCATCAGTGCTGAATGTTCCATAAACAGATGCTTGGCCAGTTTTCCATTGAGTGTTGCCGACTGTGCCTTTGGTAATCGGAAACCCTGCCAACACTTCGTCACTGCCGTCGTGTATTACGTTCGCAGGGAAGCGACCAGTGTGTTGAGTGTTTAATGGTGAATGAGAGCCATACATACCTAATGATGCGCCAGTTCTTTCATCGCCAGTAACGGCTTCTAAACGACCCCCACGACTCGTGATGACTTCACTTCCAACCCTGCTTCCGTCAATGTTCAATCCGCCTGTGCCGTATTCCAACACATTCGCCGCGACAGTGCCTATCAGTGGCTTTCGGGCTAACACGATTGGCTCGTGTGCTGGTTTCAGTGCCGTTCCCCAGCCTGCCCATTTTTGGGCTTCGGGGGTGCTGGGTGCGGTGATGTCAAGAGTTATGGGTTCAGTGATACCGCCTGGAATAATGCCATGACCGCTAGTTCCTTCAACTCCCTTTGATCCTTTCTTACTGCCGACAATTTCACGCTTTTTGAAGTTTTCACTTTCAATGGCTCGTTGACGAATCATCTCCTCAACCCACTCAGGAACTTCAGGCAGATAAGGTCGCAACTTGTCAAACATCTCGGCGGTGGCAACTGTTGGCTGTTCTTTGTCTGTCAGGTAGTGGTTGCCCATGTTGCTGTCTGTTAGTTCGTTGATTTGTTTTCCAGTGATACCGGTTGAACGCATCCAAGCTGTGAACTTCAAATCTCTTTGACGCCTTGCAACCGCAGCGTCAGTCTTATCAATCGCCTTTGACACATCCAGCGACTTTGGAAACCCTGAACCATAAAGCCACATAATCTGGTCACGAATCTGAAACCCAGCATCCTCAATGGCAACCGCCATGCGGTGATAGGTGCGCGATCCGCTGAACGCCAACAAGTGACCGCCGGGCTTCAGCACTCGCAGTGCTTCAGTCCAAACCTCGACATTGAACGCAATGCCGGTGCTGTCCCACGACTTGCCCATGAAGCCCAACTCATAAGGTGGGTCAGTGACAATGGCATCCACCGAGTTGTCTGGCATTGACCGCATCACTTCAATACAGTTGCCATTGTGAATCTCA